ATAGAAATGCAGATAGAAAGGGACGGTGGCAGAAAGCAAGACATGAGTATATCCCAATGGCGCAGCGAGTTGGTGCTGGTGCTTGAGGAATTATTTAAAATAGCTGTTGATGTTGCTGCACATATGCAGTACAAATAGCCTTGATAACAATGGAGAATGTTATGAAACGTACAGGATTTATAGGTGGGTCTGACTGTGTAAAAATTATGCAGGGAGATTGGTATGATCTATGGCAGATCAAGACGGGCAAGATACCTAGCCCTGATCTTAACGACAACCTTGCGGTACGCATGGGTAGTTACACTGAGTCATTCAACATGCAGTGGTTTGAGGAAAACATGCCAGCAGATGACGGTGCTTTCTTTATAACTAAACATCAATATGAATATCAACGCAATGTTGATGGTGTACCTATGAAGGGTACGATTGATGGTATGTGTAGTGACTCTATCGTTGAGTGCAAACATACTAATTCATACAACACTATGGATGCGCTGATTGAATACTACATGCCACAGTTGCAGTGTTACATGAAGCTGTCTGGCAAAGACGGATGCTTCCTTTCTGCTTTCTTTGGCAACAACAAGTGGGAGTGTTCGCACGTTGCATGGAGCGAGTCATACTTTAATCTTATGATGACTGCGATCAAACAATTCTGGCATCATGTAGATACAGATACAGAGCCGCTTGGCTACGATCAACCAGCGACCATGAAGATAGATAGCATACCTGTAGATGATATGATTAAGCGTGATGCTAATGGCGACAATCATTTTACATCTATAGCTCACGACTACATTGGCAACGAAGCCTATGCCAAATCGTTTGAGTCAGCCAAGAAAAGCCTCAAGCAAATGGTGGGAGATAATGAACGGGAAGTGTACTGTGACTTGTTGACTATACGCAGAGACAAGCGCGGTTCACTTAGAATATCAACACGCAAGGAGAATGCGTTATGAAGATGAATAGAAAGGCAGTCATGACGATGTGCGGCTTAGGCACATCAACTATAGATAGGTACATGGTAAGTGGTCACTTTCCAAAACAGATTCCATTTACAACCGTGTGGGAATCAGATGACATTAAGTTATGGGTAAATTCACATGGCAAAGGGCCATTTAATATTACTTATGGCAAAGGGTGCCGAGGTTCTAATAATAAAGTATGGCCTAAATGGACTAAAATTGTAGCTGATGCACATAAACAAAATGATGCTCAACGTGCAAAAAAGGCTGAGGCTACCAAAGAGTTTGAGTTATCTTTAAAAAAAGCCAGAAATAAAGCACGAGAAAAACTTAATCAAAATCGTGAAGGCGCTGTTAATCTACGGTATGTAGCTGAACGCCTTCGTGACATAAAAAATATGGACGAGGTAGAGGCCTTCTATAAAGAATGTGTTTACAATATTGGCATCAACGCACTGCGTAATGGAGAAGCAGATGGATAACCTAGACATATGGAACAGGGTTGAGCAATCAGATCCTAAGTTCCTAAAGCAAGTGAGCTTTGGCTCACGATCATTTACAGCTATTGATCCTATGTATCAGATACGCTGCGCTACTGCAGAGTTTGGCCCCATTGGTAAAGGGTGGGGCTGGATTAACCAGACTAGATTCATTGATCTATCCAACGGTGACAAGGCTGTAGTTGCAGACGTACAGGTATGGCACGGTGAGTTGGTCAATGCCTTTGGCCCCTTCACTGGGTGCCGTAAGTTCTTTGATGCAGCCAAGGGCAGACTTGCTGAGGATGCACCGAAGATGGCTGTCACTGACGGCCTAACCAAAGCCCTATCACACTTAGGGTTTAACGCCGATGTCTTCCTTGGGAAGATGGATGGCAACAAGTACGCCGCAGATAGCGGCAGCAAAACCGCTGGCAATAGCTGGTAAATACAGGAGCCAAAAGCATGGCAGAGTACGACAACACTAACTCAGGCGCAGCATTCAAACCATTTGATACGCAGCGCATGATACTACAGGGCAAGCTCAACAATCAGGGCAACGATAGTAAGATCGTACTTGTAGCAGATCAGACAAAAGCTGGCATGAAGATCATTGAGGTGTATCAAAAGCTAGGCGTTATGTTTGAGAACGATAAGAAGGGCAATGAAAAAGCACCCGACTACTCAGGGCCAGTAGATGACACCAAGTTAAAACTAGCAGGTTGGAAGAAGTCTAAGGATGGTGGCAACTATATGTCTCTCGCCCTCTCAGAGAGCCAGCAGCAACAGACTCAGAGTCTTGATAAGGCTAAGGTGCCTGAGATAGACTTTGACGATGAGATACCGCCGTTCTAATGGGCAATGAACCACACTTTGATGGAGATGACTATGTGCATGAGCGTGACTTCAACAGGCTTATGCCACAGTTACAAAAAGTAAAACAATACATGGAGGAAAATGATTGGGTTACGCTATCTGAGTTGAGCAATGCAACGGGCGCACCAGAGGCAAGTGCAAGCGCTGCATTGCGAGACTTGCGAAAGAAAAAGTTTGGCTTTCGTACTGTATCAAGACGATACGAAGGTAACGGACTCTATGCTTACAAGCTAGAACCGGCTGACTACAAAGAGCCAGTAGAGCCAGAGATAGCAGACGATTGGTGGAAGCACATATAAGTCTATTGAGTTGTATAAGATTATGCGGTATGTCGTAGTCACCCGCATAAGATTGTAGTTTCTCCCTAGTCTTATGATCTTCCTCCCTTGGGCGGTGATGTTTCTCCATTGCGTCACCGCCCTTTTTTATAACGCAGGGGGCGGTCGGCTAGGTCGTATTCATCAACCTAATAAACACCCCCAGATAAGGCAGGGACTACTCTGTGTTTGTCAATAGCACAGCTCCATCCTTGTGACTTATCATAGGCCCACTGGATTAGCTACCTAGTGGGCCTTTCTATACCATCAATTCAAAATGCGGTGCATCTATAAATGGTCTGCGACCCTGCGATCTGCGTAAATCTATATAAGCATTCATCGCACCCTCCGCAGTAAGATCACAACCACCGATGTCATTGATGTGCCAAGCTGCTCCCCATCTTAACGGCACCTTTTCAAAGCTGGCACCTTCTGCCATAGCGTCAGCTATCTCGTCATATAGATTAAGCTCCCATCTACCGCCGCCATTGTAAGCCATAAGATCAACAGCCAAACCATCCAAGTGTTTACTTTTCATAGTCTGCGATGCACCAGAAGCAACTAACTTACGCTGTTCAGCTTTAGTTCGGATGCCGCAGATTACAGAGAAGTCTTGTTTAGTTACAGTGATAGCATACTGAACAATGCGTTGAAGCCTGTCATCTACAGTGCCTAGCCTTTGCAAACTGCGCTTGCCTAATACATAACCCATTACTTTTTAAATCCTCTCATTGTCCTAATGCCAAAGCTGGCAGCTATACTTGCATACATACCCCACTGCACCCACATTGGCGTAGTCTCAAGATTAGCAAAGCCCTGTGCCATTACGTCCTGCATAGAAGGAATAAAGTTCATCAAAAGAATAGCTACAAACACTACTGTCCATAGCTCGTCCTTCCACGAATCCTTACTAGCCTCTATAGCTGACTGTTCCCAATCAGTTTCAGAGGTAGCCTTCTTTAATGCTATCTCAGCGTTAGCTTTTTGTACTGCTGTCTTACCGTCTATGTAACTACTAGCAAGACCACTGATCGCAGTAACAATACCGCCTATCATTTTTCGTGTGACAACCAGACAGCAAACGCACCTGTCATAGCACCAGTAACCACAGAAATTAATGAAGCCTGTTGTGTTGATATGTCAGGCATAGATAAGGCCCACTCAATGCAGCGCACATAAACTACAGTCATTACAAACATCATAAAACGAGGCAGAAGTTTGTACTCTAGTATCTTAGAAAAAACTATTGTCATTGCTAACTCCTTTACATGACAGACATTAATAAATAAATCCCACCACCAAGCAAACCAATTATACCTAAAGACAAAGCAGCTATAGCAGAGTTGTTAGCTATTTGTCTCTTAGCTTCCATTGCAGCATACACAGTTTCCTCTCTTTCTTTACGGATTTGTTTACGCATTTGCAACATATCGTCATAAGTTGATGGGCCAAAGCGCATATTAAGCATAAACTTAATCTCTTTCTCACGCTCAAGTAGAGTCTTTTTGCGGATAACAATGTCCATTGCTTCCTGTTCAATGTCACCGCTATGAGAATGTTTCTCTAAGAGAGTAGGTTTCTTACGCTGAGACTCAGCTTTAGATATGTCAGCAACAGCAGAGTACCAAGAGCCAAGCTGTTTGCTTACGTCCTCTAACTCACGACCAGCACCAACAAGAGTCTTAATGCTTTTAAATGCAACATTAGCAGCAGCAAAAGCAGTGACAGGATCAATCATAAACTATTACCTCATTTGGATTTACCTTCTGAGGAATACAGTAAGCAGTACCATAGTCATTAGATTGTGGATAGCCAAAGCGGCGAACTAATTCTTGAGCATACCAGTTGCAAATATCTACTCGCCTAAAATAAAGTTCAGACTTTATAGGGACACGCTCTGCTCCCATGCCGAGATAAAGAACAAGGACAAAAACGTGTACCACATGCTTACCCCATCCTACTAAGAATAGTAAGAAGCATAATGATTGTTGCACCAGATGTAGCTATAAGCACAGCTTCAAGTCGCTTGATTCTAGTAAAGACTTCCTTGAATTGGATTCTTACCTCTGTTTGCAAAGCAACCACATCCTTTTCCAGCGCGGAAACACGCTCGTTAATATTCATTAGCTCGGTGCCACCGGAAAGGCTACGTCAGGAAAACCCTCTGCCGCTGGCAAGTCTCGCAATGCCTGTCGGTACGTTTTCCAAGCGTCTGACATAGTTACATCGCTTAATGCTCTCCAATCAGTAGCCGCTAATTCAGCGTTCCTTGCATTTCTAACCCTAGATGCTTTTTCTTCATCTGTTGAAAAATCTACTACTGACCCAGAGCCGTCAGAGTTAATAGAATTGTAGTTATTATCTAGTGATGTTTGCCATTGCTCGTCTGTAACGACAACATTAGGCGTAGGTATTGTAGAATGTACGTCATCACTGTACCAGCCAAGCAGTTTATTATTACTGTCTATATGTGCGTATTTCATTTTAATGTCCTATCGCTATGTAATAAATAGGCGTTGCATTCCCCATACCGCCATTGTTGTAGAATTGGGCAGAGGTCGTACTAAAAGCACCATTATCTATTGCTGCCCCATTTCCCTTTGAGGTTGTTACGCTGTGAACGGCGTTTGGGAACGTAATTGCAAAAGTTGCAGTCACACTATTACCACCACCGCCAACCGCTACCGTCTTGCCCCATTGAATTATCAGACCGCCGACTAGGGTGATGTACCCCGTTGCTGCGGTTGATTGTGCGGTATATGGATTAGAACTTACAGTAGCCCACGTAGGTGAACCCGTAGCCCCACCAGATTGTAGTACCTGACCCGCTGTGCCTGTGCCGTTTGCAATGGCGTCTTGATAAGCCAGCTTGCCAAGGTCAGCGTTTGTCGGCACTTGGTTTGCGCCAGTTCCTATTAGTTTCG